AGTAACGGCCCAAAGATTAGCTAAATTAGCACTGGGCGAAGCGACCCACAATATGAATCTCAATGCAAACATTAAAGACACAGAAGCCTTCAGATCAGCTATGGAACTACTTGACACAGTTGCAGAGCAACGCAGAGAAAGCGACAGTAACTCTATACACTGATTGGCTTAAAACTGCACGAAGCAAACAAATACAGCCCAGTGGGACCTTTAATATATGGCTTATTTTAGCCGGGAGAGGTTGGGGTAAGACAAGAACTGGGGCACAAGATATAGCCTTATATGCATTAAGGAATCCCAATGTTCAATGTGCAGTAGTAGCGCCAACACACGGAGATTTAAGGAGAGTTTGTTTCGGAGGACCTAGTGGTCTTTTGTCTATCATACCGCCAGAATGCTTTATAAATAATGATGAGGCAAAAGGTTATTCATCAAGTACATCAGAAATAAGATTGTTCAATGGCTCAAAAATAATTGGATATGCAGCTATTAACCCAGATAGGTTGAGGGGACCCCAGTTTCATAGGGCTTGGTGTGATGAATTAGCGGCATGGCGATACCCAGAAGCATTTGACCAACTTATGTTTGGATTAAGGCTAGGAGAAAGTCCTAAATGTTTAATAACTACCACACCCAAACCCACAAAAATAATAAAAGAATTAGTAAAAAGAGAAGATGTCAATATAACCAGAGGTACAACATTTGAAAATGTAGATAACTTAGCGGAAGCTGCAGTAGAGAACTTAAAACTAAGGTATGAGGGAACAGCATTAGGTAGACAAGAACTTTATGCAGAAATAGTAGATGATATAGAAGGGGCTTTATGGCAGATGAGTTTAATAGAAGAATTAAGGGTAGATGAAATACCTGAATTGAGAAGGATAGTAGTTAGTATAGACCCTGCGGTTACAAACAATGAATATTCAGATGAAACAGGAATAATAGTAGCAGGTGTTGATGGGAATAATAATTATTATGTCTTAGATGATGTTAGTGGTAATATGAGTCCAGACACTTGGGCTAAGAAAGCTGTCCAATGCTATTATAATTGGGAAGCTGACAGGATTGTAGCTGAAGTTAATAATGGCGGAGATTTAGTGGAACGGATTATTAGAACAGTTGATAAAAATATTCCATATACTGCGGTTAGAGCTTCCAGAGGGAAAATGGTGCGAGCAGAACCTATTGCAGCACTATACGAACAACACAGGGCACATCATGTGGGTATATTTCCTGACTTGGAAGATCAGATGATTTCTTATACAGGAGAGAGAAACCAAGCAAGCCCAGATAGAATGGACGCTATGGTTTGGGCTTTAACAGACTTGTCTCAATCAACAGGACAAGCACAATGGAGGATTTCATAATGGCGTGGTACAACAAACTATTTAAAAATGTTTTTTCTATAGGGGAAGATTATAAACAGGCTCCAGTAGTTCAATATTATGGAGTGGGTTCAACATCGGCGAGTAAAGATAAATATGAGGACTTGGCAGAAGATGGGTACATTAAGAACGCCATAGCATTTCGTTGTGTTAATGAAATAGCCAATGGTGCTAGTGCTATTAAATTTAAACTATTATCAGGGAAAGATATTATAGATGAACACCCTATATTGACTCTGTTAGATAACCCTAATCCAGTAAGTTCAGGAACAGAATATTTTAATGCCTTATATAGTTATTTATTGTTGTGTGGAAATAGCTATATGATAAGAAGTGGCCCAGAATTTGGAGAGCCACAAGAATTACACCTATTAAGACCTGACCGAATGAGGATCAAAGGTGGGGCAAGGTCTATACCAGAAGCGTATGAATATGTATTAAATGGTAGGGTGGTAGAGAGATACCCAGTTGACCAAGACACAGGAAGGGGAGAACTAAAACACTTGAAAATGTTTCACCCATTAGATGATCACTATGGATTATCTCCAATATCGGCAGCTGCAGTTGATATAGACCAATATAATTTGGCAGGAAAACATAATGTGAACCTTTTATATAATGGAGCAAGACCTTCAGGTGCAGTTGTATTTAAACCTCAAGATGATTCAGGTATGCCTACTTATTTAAGTGAATCACAACGACAACAGCTATTAACAGACCTAAAAAATAGATTTAGTGGGACCAGTAATACAGGCAGACCTATGTTACTTGAAGGAGATTTTGATTGGAAAGAAATGGGATTAAGCCCTAAAGATATGGATTTCCTTAATTTAAGGCATGTATCCGCAAAAGATATAGCCTTATGCTTTGGAGTGCCTAGCCAATTAATTGGAGTGCCTGACTCACAAACCTATTCAAATATGGCAGAAGCAAGACTAGCGTTGTATGAGGAAACTATTATCCCTTTAATGAGACAAGTAGAGTCCGATTTAAACGAATGGTTAATGCCACAGTTTGATGAAAATTTAAGACTCTCTTATGATTATGATTCTATACCTGCATTAACAGAAAGACGCAGAATGATTTGGGATAATGTAATACAGGGAGTAAGAGAAGGGATAATAACCAGAAATGAAGCTAGGGAAAGATTGGATATGGAACCAATTGAAGGGGGAGATGATATATACATTAATGCAAGTATGTTCCCATTAGGTTCAGATTTACCTGAATTGGATAAAGAGGAAGAAAAGGTAGTGTTTGAAGATGTTTATGAGGAACAAGAAGAAGAAAAGGTTGAAATAGGGGACTTACAAGAAGCAGCTATATCCTTACTTAAAAATGGCAATAAAAGGAAATCTAGCACTACAAAGACCTAGAAATTTAGATAGGTTATTCAGAAGGCGGATTAATTACGGTTATGAAGTCAGGGCTCAATTACGATTACGAAATAACTTAGAGCTTAGACTGTTTGCAAGGCTTCAAACTTTTATAAGACAACATATAAGAATACAAGCAAAAAGATTAAGGGGTAAAGACCTTAATCTAAATTTAGCTGAAAGGGAATTTTTAGATGATTTAAGGATAATATTAAGAGGTCATTATAAGAGAGTATTTTTGGCTATTTATGAAAGAAATACCACTGTATATAGAAATTTGGAGAAAAAAGAAGATGCATTTGATTTTAGTAATGTAGATTTTGAAAGATTAGTAGGAAGTTATATAGCAACAAATGAACTTAAATTAGAAGGAATATCAAGAACACTCACAAAAAAAATAAAAAGAATAATTGAAAGGGGTGCTGAAGAAGGGTTAGGTCCAGAAGCAATAGCAAGAGATTTAGAAAAGGCTGCACCTGTATTAAGTAGAGTAAGGGCACATACAATAGCAAGAACAGAAACCCATACTGCAGCTTCATGGGCAAATCATCGCTATCATTTAAACTTAGCAGGTAATTTGGATTTAGATTTGGTTAAAAGGTGGGTTAGCGTTTCTGATGGCAGAACAAGGCCAGAACATAGAAGTGCGAATGGACAAACAGTTAAGATGAATGAAAAATTTGTGTTATCAGATCCAAAATTAGGACAGGTTTCAATGGACACAGCAGGTGATTCAGCGGGTGGAATTTACCAAATTATTAATTGTAGATGTGTAGTTGTGTATGAAGAAATGGAACCAATTACTTGATAAGTTTCCATTTTGGCATTAAAGTTATTAAAACAATATTGGAGATAGCCACTTATGAGTGAAATAGTATCTGAAAATCAAGGTGCTTTAGCTGTCCAAGTTGATTACGACTTAGATGATTCCAGAGAGAATGACACAGAGCCGAAAGAAAATCCAGAAGATATAGAAATAAAAACCGAACACATTGAAATAGGTTCCGAGCTTAAAGCAGACGGACAAGAAGATGGAGTGTTTGTAGGTTATGGTTCTATATTCGGTAATAAAGATTTAGGCAATGATGTCGTAGAAAAGGGAGCTTTCCTAAAAAGTATCAACGACAGAGGGGCAAGGGGAGTTAAATTATTGTGGCAACACAAAACAGACCAACCCATAGGAATCTTTGAAGAAGTTAGGGAAGATACTAAAGGACTACGAGTAAAAGGAAAATTAGCACTAGGTACACAAGGTGGCAAAGAAGCATACGAATTAATGAAGATGGGTGCTTTAGATGGAATGTCTATAGGCTATAGAGCCGACCCTGCTAAACAGAAGTATGACGAAAAGAACAAAAGGCGATTACTTAAGGAAGTGGACCTTATGGAAATAAGCCTAGTAACCTTTCCCATGAATCCAAGAGCAAGGATTCAAGCTGTGAAAGGCGAAGAAATGAACATCAGAGATTTAGAAAAAGGAATGCGAGATGCCTTCAATCTTTCTAGGTCTGATGCAAAAGTCGCAGCAAAAGCTGTGCATGATGCTTTTGATATTCAGCGAGATGCTGAACAAAAAAGTGACATTGAACTCTTAGAAGCCATAAGGCATACAACAACATTCTTAACTAAACTCACAAAAGGAGAAATCAATGAGTGAAGAAATAGTAAAGGAAGCAGTTGAAGATATGGGTAAAGCATTTGAGGAATTTAAAGCCACAAATGACAAACGCTTATCTGAAATTGAAGAAAAGGGTTCAGCTGATCCTCTAACTGAAGCTAAACTTTCTGAAATAGAGAAAGATTTAGATAAGTTAGAAGATGTCAACCAAGCGTTGACTAAGCAAGCTCAGGCTCAAGATGAAGTGAAGGAGCAAGTGGATCGCATAGAAACTATGTTGAAAAGACCTGAATTGGGATTAACAACACAATCTATAGACGAGACTAAAGCTGTCTTTGATAAATACTTGAGAAAGGGCAAAGATGCATTAGACGAGGTAGAGCTTAAAGTTCTAACTGTGTCTAATGATACTACTGGCGGATATTTGGCTCCCCCTGAATATGTGCAAGAACTTTTAAAACAGGTTACAGAAATGTCGCCTATTAGAAGTATTGCCAGAGTTAGGGCAACTGGTCAAAGGTCTGTGCAAATGCCAAAGAGAACAGGACAATTCTCTGCACAATGGGTAGCAGAAGCTGGTACTCGTTCCGAAACTACTGGATATGCAGTAGGAATGGAAGAAATACCAACTCACGAAATGTATGCCCTTGTGGACATTTCCGAACAAGATTTAGAAGATACTGTCTTTGATCTTGAACAAGAAATGAACGGAGAGTTTTCTGAACAGTTCGCTAAAGCAGAAGGCACAGCATTTGTTAGTGGTAATGCAGTGGGTCGCCCTGAAGGTCTTTTGACCAACAGTTCAGTAGGGGAAACAGTTAGCGGACACGCTAGCACTATCCTTGCTGATGGTTTGATCGGATTAGTCCATGCAATCAAGAGTGATTATGCTAAAAATGGAACTTTTGTTTTTAACAGAACTTCATTAGCAGCTATAAGAAAACTTAAAGATACTGCAGGACAATATGTGTTTCAAGCTGGTATGAGTTTAATTGGTGGTGCACCTAGCACTATACTCGGTTACCCTTATATAGAAGCAACTGATATGCCAGACGAAGGTAGTAATACCTACCCTGTGCTATTTGGTGACTTCTCAAGGGGTTACATGGTCGTTGATAGAGTACAGTTAGCAGTATTGCGTGATCCTTTCACACAAGCTACTTCTGGAAATGTTAGATATGTAGCAAGACGCAGAGTTGGTGGTCAGGTTATCCAAGCTGAAGCTATTAGAAAGCTTAAGTGTTCAACATAAGGAGTAATATATGAAAGATTTATCTAACAATATCAGTCCTGTAGTGTCTATTATCAATGCAGTTAAAACTGCAGCAGGTAATGGAACTGGCGTTGACCTTCAAGGTTACGAAAGTGCAACAGTTTTGGTTGATGTAGGTGCAGAAGGAGATACACTCTCTGGATCAGTTTATTTTGAAGTTTCGCTAGAGCATTCTGACGATAACTCTACTTATACTGATTGTGCCCAAGCTGACATCATAGATGGAACAATCGCTGCAGGCGGTATATTCCTAAAACTTGATGGTACAACTGGCGGTGACCCCGATACAGCAGGCGGAATTTTCCGTGTCGGCTATGTCGGTGGCAAGAGGTATATCCGTGTTGTTCTTGCTAAAACTGGTACACACTCTAACGGCACGCCTTTAGGGGCTATGGTCGTTAAAGGTCATGCTAGAGATAGTTCAAGTAACGACTTTACCGCTCACAACGCTTAAAGCTAACAGCTGAGTTTAAGGGAACTGCTGAAATGATATATGCAGCCCTATTGGGATTAAAGAGAGGGAGAAGTCTTGAGTATCTTCCGACTCGTCAGAAGATTATCTCTCTCTCCCATTTTATTAATAAGAGGAAATAAAGGCATGGCCAAAGGAAAGAAATATAGAATAATAGTTCCAAAAGCAGGAGCAGCAGACCAATTTGGTGCAACAGCAAGACTTTATCCAG